ATAGTTTTAAAAGGGGTGAGTTTAAACCCACCCCTTAGTTATTAATTATGCTCCCCAGTAGGTGATGTCTTCACCAACCGCAATCTGTGCGCCCAAGTAGAAACGTGCACCGTAACGTACGTTCTGTGATCCATCCAAATTCTGCATATCCAAGATGAACACTTCGTTCATTTGGTTCTCTTGCCATGTACCGAGCATCAAGTTGCTAGGCTGTGCGAAGATGATATTGTTTGCAGTCATACCCGGACAAACGTAGATATCGTACATTCCTACGAAACGACGGTTAACCTCTGGACCACCTGTCAAATACCAACCATTGCCGGCAGCGATTTGCGCCTCCATGTAAGCTTCCCAAGCAGCTTGACCCATGTACAATGCAGGCTTTTCAGCAGCACCCTTTACGGCAGCGTTGGTTGTGTTGATGATGTCCCAAATGGTAGCGATGATGTTACCAGCGTTGATTGCGCCTGAACCCGCAGATACAGCGTTTGAACCTGCAGCCTTAATCAAAGTTTCGAAACCATCGTATTGACCAGCTGTTGCGTTAACACCGCTCCACATGATAGTCTCGTTAGCGGCAGCGATACCACCAACCAAACGGCCAATGATTGCATCTTGGATTTGTGTGTTTACACGTCCGCTCATAACATCAGCAGTAGTCCAGTCAATAAAGAAATCCTTCTTACAGATTTGACGTTGAACTTGGAACTCTTCAAGAGTCAAGATGCGCTCAGTCAAAGTGATCGTGCCTGTTGGCGTGAAATCACAAGTGCCTGCGGCAAATGTTACAGTGTCATCAATTTTACGCACCACTGATTTGTAAGGTACGTTTGGCTTCATTGTCACGTACTGTGCTGATACGTTTGACAAGAGTGCCTTTGCTACTATCTCACCTGCCAGTTCGCCGGCATAGGTTGTAGTTAAAGAGGTTGTCGTTGGCATGTTATTTTACTTTTTTTTTTTAATTTACTTTTTTAGCACGCATTGTTTCCATGAAGTCGCTGAATGAGTTACCATTCGATGCAACAACAGGCGCAGCGTTTTTCTTAAATTCTTGTGACTTAACTGAAGGTACAGCAGGTGCTTTTTTAACTGAAGCAAGTTCAGCCTTTACAGATGCAGTCTCATTCTTTGCAGTTTCGATTGCAGCAGCAAGCTCTGTTTTTTCAGTTTCAAGTGCAGCGATACGCTCAGACAATTGACCAATCACAGCAACGAGGTCTTCGCTGCTCATTTCAGTAGATTGTTCTTCGCGCTCGATTTCAGAAATAAGGCCACCTTCGTCTACATAGACTTTGGTAACACCGTCTTCAAGCAGGTACTCGCCCGCAGGAACCGGCACTGGATTACCTTCAGCATCTTGAGTGTAGATGTCCACACCTACTACCCACTCATCAGCGGTAGAATAGATTTTAGTACCATCAGCCAAAGTGCCTTCTACTGCAAACTTTACTTCCGTTGCCGGAGCTTCAGCCGCTGTAGTTTCTTCTTCGAACTTGATACCAACTGTTGAAGGGTCAATGCCGTACTTATTGAATACGGATTTGATTTGTTCTTTGATATTCGACATTGTTGGATATTTGGGTATAGTAGCAAAAACAGAGTTTTGTTACATCCAACCGATTGCCTATCTTAGCAACTGCAAATAATTACATAGAATATGAAAACAACCACAGAAACGTATGTGCACAAAGCATCGGTTAGATTAACCGATAAGCAAATGAAGGTAGTAAAAAGAAATGCGAAGGCATCTAAGATGAATGTGGCGGAGTATATTCGCGCCTGTATCCTATGATAGATTTTGTATTTTGGTTTAAAAAAGAAGCCCCTCGTTTGGGGCTTTCTTTTTGACTCTAACCTAAAACGCATTGGTTGCATTAAGCGCAACAAATATAGGACTATTTTTTAATCTGCATGCGCGCTGTATTATTCGCGCTGTTATTATCGGGCACACCATTCACAGCTGTGATGGTAAGCACGAAGTCAGTTGGTAAAGGAATCACAGGCATGGTCACGTTATAAACGCTTGCCATCGTTATGCTTCTACCTACTTCGATTCTATCTGTGCGATTCCATGTGCCAGTGAAGCCACCAACCAAACCATGTTGTACTTTCATGCTAGTGATTACTACCGTGCCGCGATTGAAAAACGTGTAGCGTATACGCACGCGGTTTGCATCGAGCCATTCGTAGCTATCAATAGTTACACCTGCATCTAATCCAGTTGAAGGCGGTGAAAGTGGTGTGATGTTCGTGCCAGTGCTTATGCTATTATCATTCTCATTGGTTTCAAGAATCTGCATATTTGGATCTATGACAAGGGTAAACAATGATTGCCCCAATTGATTATTAGGCAAACCAAATGGCGTTGTTTTAGTAACCGTTGTTTGACCTGCAAGAATAGTTACATCACCCGTATAGAAAACAAGTTTAGTGCTATCGGGTCTTGTGAATACTAATTGCACATTTGTAGTAACATCTTTGCTATATGCCTTGTCAAGATTCACGCTATACACAACATTCACACTTGTACCTTGCACAGCGTTGGCAGGTGTTGTGATAGCGCCAAATAGATTGTATTCAGGTGTTGGCACTGGCACAGGGTCACCACCGTCCAAAGATTTAGCAATGGTCACGGCGGCGAACATATCCGGCACACCAAAACCTAACTCCAAACTTTTACCATTGGCATCGTACACATATCCGCCTGTTTTTCTGCATGATTGCTTAATCACATCAATCACTTGTGTTTCTGTTAAGGCAGGATTGGCAAGAATTACATTGGCTGCAATAGCTGCCATCACAGGGCATGAACAAGATGTGCCACTGAAGTTGGTATAGTTGCTCGATGCATTATAACCAGATGCGCCCGTGCGGTCAGTTGTGGGGCATGATACACCGGGAGTAGCTGCAAAAGTCTTAGGCCCAAAATTGCTAAATGATGCACGCACGTTTGATTGCGTAGAAGCACCAACCGCGTGAACCATCGGATAGATCGCGGGCGATTGTGTAAAGTTTGGGCTCGATTGGTTTCCGCTACTTGCAAAGATTGCTATACCCTTGCCGCCGCGTCCGATTGTCTTTGCAGACGTAAGGGCGTTTTGAAACAATGGATATGATGTTGCGCTACCACCGCCCCAAGACATTGAGATAGCAAGGCAGTTCGGGTTAGCTATTGCCTTGTTGATTGCACGTGTTACGATAGTATCCGATGTTTGAAAGCTTCCGCTCGCGCTGCTCCCGTATCCGATGTGCAAAAATTGCACATTGACTTTGTTGTTTCCCAATGAGGATACACCTATACCATTGTCCGATGTTGCACATATCAACCCGCTACATGGTGTGCCATGCTTTTCATTTTCGCTCACTGGGTTTACATCGGGTGAATCGGTTACGCAGTTCCATGACGTGCTGCTTATACGACCCTGCAAGTCTTCGTGATTTGTTTCGCACGCAATATCCAGTACGGCGACTTCACCATAGGCGGCACCATCAATTAAGCTCCATGCTTCTTGTGAACGTAGGTTAGGCAGGTGCCATTGTTGAGCATAAGTGAAGCCATCACCATCTACTTGAAACGGTTGTATGTAATCGGGTTCTATGCTCGTGAATAGTTTCGTATTAATAAGTGCAGCGTAGAACTCATCGAATGACGAAAACGCAGGAACCTCCACAAACATGGTGTTGGTTAGTGGAAAGGTTTCAGTGATTACTACCTTCATGCCTTGCAAGTACGCCTGTGCTGCATCAAAATCAGGTGCAACTAAAATAGCCATGCCCGAAGGGATGTTATCCAGTGAACCATCTACCTCGTATGCCTGCGATACTTTGGTAGAATCAGGAGTAACCGATTTAGCATCTTCAAATACGATGATGCCAAACGGCTCATGCACAGCACGAACATTCGGTTTTGTTTTGTTTTTGTCAAAAGACTTCTTGTCTTTAAACTTGACAGCATTTATTTTCATTTGTTGGGATTTACACTGCTCAATAGTTGATCTAACTCCAGCACCAATTCCGCTTCATAATTTTTCACGCCACTCATTGACACGCCTACTTCATTAAAGAATCCTTCAATGCTGTATCCGCGCACCTTACCTTCCTTTACATCATTCCACACGTGTTCTTCATCTACCTTAGTGCCAATGAACCATGTGCCATCGGGTAGTTCAGGCAATCCAAGTTCAATGCTCTTGTCATTCTTGCCTTCCTTTATCCATGATTCAACAACAGTCACACCCGTGACTGGTATCTCGTGCTGCAAGTTGGTTGTGTGTTGCAGATTCTTTTTGAAAAACTGATGTGCAATCGCACTTACTGTTGCCTTTTCAAAGTACACGTAGTAGGGTTCACCCTTTTCGTCATAACGTAGTATCTCCTTATCCGGGATGAGTGCAGGGCCGTATAGCATTCTGCGTTCTTCATCCACTTTTGCAAGCTGCATCTTGCTCAGTGCTATCCAATTTTCTTCAATTGCAGGGCTATCAACTAAGCCCATTGCAGTGATACCCAAACGGCCTTCTTCATCAATAACACACTTAACTACTTTTCTTTTTTCCATGATTCAAAGTTATTTATATTTGTGAGGTTTCTATACATTCATTGTTTTTCAGGTTATGGTAGCCGTCCAAACGTGGGCGGCTTTCTTTTTATCCGATTCGTGCAAGGTCTGCAACATTCTCACGTACCTCTTGCGCACTGGCTACATCACCCGCAAGCACATACGCACGTGGTGTAAGTTGTTCGGGTCTATCTTGTAGGAATGATGCCGCAAGCGGATTGAACTGCGCGGGCTGTGCGCCACCGCCTTCACTGCCTGTTGATGGTACGCTAGGAGTTGTGTCATTACCACCCGTTGCACCACCACCAAACTGCGAGTTTTTAATCTTGATGATTTGCGCCAAACCTAATGCAGCTGCAATAGATGCTTCAACAAATTGTTGCCCGGTTGCAAGCTTTATAGGATTACCACCTGCCGTTAAAGCCCCTGTAACCGCCGATGCAGTTTGCACGGTTGCCGCTCCTATTGCAAGTGCCTTATCTGTTTTGAATTTACGACGTGCATCACGTTCACTATTCTTTGTTGATGCATCACTGAATGCTTGTAAAACTGCAATAGCATTTTGTGCAAGGTCAAGTCCTTTAGCAAAACTTTCTTGTCGAGTTTGAATCTTTTTAGCCTCTGCTTCTTGTGCGCTTTGCACTTCTGCATCATTTGCTGCCTTTGTTGTATCAACTTGAGCCTGTGCGTATTTAGCATTGATTTCGGTTATGGACTTATCGCGTTCTTCAGCAACTAACTTTTGCAGATTAGCATCAGTGCCGGCAATGATTAATCGTTCTTCCGCAAGTTTAACAGCCGCTTGAATTTCTTTTTGTTGTGCGTTAAGTGTTAAACTTTGCAACAATGCAAATTGTGCTTCTTCTTGAGCAATCCTTTCCTCGTTCGCTTTCTTTCTTGCTTCATTTAATGCATCAATTCTCGCAAGTTCATCAGCTAATTCCTTATCACGTATGGCTTTGATTTCTGCCGCTGCTTTTTCTTCAGCCGTCCTAGCATCACTTGCCGCCTTTTCGCGTGCTGCTTTTTCCTTTGCATCCTGAGCATTGAGGATTCCATCGCGCTGATTGTTTAATGAAATCAAATTCTTTTCCGCATCCTTGACTATCTTTTCTTGATTCTTGCGCTCTGCTTCCGGGTCAAAGATTTGCTTGACAATAAAGTTGTTCACGTCATCAAAGACACCTGTTACATCTATCTTTTCAATGCCCAGTCCTAACTTGTTTAGGATGTCTATTGATCCATTTACAAATCCTTCAAAGAACTCGGCAAGCTTGCGCTGTGGAAATGTAACAAAGTCAAGAAACGTCTGAAGGTATTTGGCATTGCGTTCCGCTGCCTTTATTTGCCCCTCTGCCTGTATGCGTGTGGTTTCAACTACTGCCTGCTGTTCAAGTATCGCAGTGTTTAAAGCCTGCAACTTTAATTGCGTAATCTGTTTTTCACTAAGGCCTTGACGCTTCAATGATTCTTCTTGCGCACCAATAGCATCAAATTGTTCTTTTGCTAATGCAGCACGCTCCTTTTGTACATCTAGCGCTTTTGTTTCCGCATCGGTTACACCATCGATAAGCGACAATAGTTCTTCAGCGTACACAACAGCAGCTGCAATGGCGGCACCTATTAAGAATATAGGATTTGTAAGCAATGCCTTACCAACACTACCCAGTGCACTACCGATGCCTTGTATGCCTTTAGTAATATCACCCGGCTTAATCTGAGTAATGTTTTGTGCAAGCAGTTTAGCACCCTCGGCAGCACCTTCAAAGTCAAGCGATGCAATACGTGAAGTGACAAGTCCTAGTGATCCACCAACGCGCTCGAATGCACCACCCGCCTGTGTACCTACGGCCTGTGCCGCGTCTTGAATTTTATCTTTCAGTTCACCCGCTGCCTGTGATAACTCGCGATACTTTGCGCTATCGGGTTCAGTGTTTGCAATCTGCGCCTGTAATTCACGCAGCTGCGCCTTTAATGACTTGCTGGATGCAACAACCTCATCCTGTGCAACGGCTACATTATCAAACGCCTGTGCACCTTGATTAATTGCAGCATCTGTTGCATTGATTTGTACGTTTAACTCTTTGAGATTTTGCTCACTCTCACTTGTGTCAATTACGAAACTCCGAACGATAGGCTCTGCCATTAGTATATTAGTTTAGATAGTAAATAGATAAATCCGAAAAACAAGAATGTGCGCCACACATACAGCGTGATAAACCATAAGGTACGCTGCCAGGGGCGCAATGAGTACACGTGTTGTGGCATGGTCTTGATTCCGAGTTGCAAATAACGCATTGTGTTTTTAATTGAATCCATTATGTTGTTTTTGATTGTTGGTATTGTAGTGATGCAGTAGCAATTAAATTAATAGGAAACGTAGAACCTGCAACATCAATAAAAATACGATGTTGATCAGTATCAGATGCAACATCAACATCTAATGTGAATGTATAACCTGCAAAAGTACCAAGTGATGCTATTTGTACAGGAGTAGCAAAAGCAGCAATACCACCTGTTTTGGATAATTGCAAACTGTATTGTTGGCTAACCTTTACACTCATACTTGTATCTCGTATAGTTATATTTAAAATACAACTCCACATTGTATCATTAGGTATTTCTAAATAATTGGCAGTAATACCTTCAATATCTAAAAATAAATTTTGACCGCTTGCAGTAATTGCTTGATAACGATGCAATGTAACAATTCCATTTTGAGCATAACCTGTGATGTTATAACTTGAATCTCCATCACGGTAACCACCACCCAAATGCAAGCCGGGCAAATTGGTATAAACATTTTTGCCTAGCATCGTATTGCCTTGCACATCTTTAGTCAGTTCTAATCTTTGACCAACTGCAAGCATGTCTTTGTTGCCATTAGCTATGGTCACATCTTCACCATTGATTACGCTATCTGTGATTTGAGAATTGCGCGTTTGCACAGCCGTTCTGCGTGGTGCTGGATTCGTTGTGCTGCCAGTTGTTGGTGAATTTGGTTTGCTGCCTGTTGGAACATTTGCCCAGCACACACCTAAATTCTCATCATATGTATAGCCATAGCGCACACAACAATCTTGACTAGGTGCAACAGGATCACCACCTGCATCTTCAAAATTTACTTGCCCGTTTAAACTTATAGATATGGGCGTGCCGCTGCAATCTTCAATATCTTCAAGGAACTTCAGCAACTTAACCTTAGTGCTCTCATACATGCCCACCTTATAATCCGTAATCTCAACGATGCGCCAATAGCTATCCTGTATCCAAATCTTATCAGCAAATGAAAAGGTAAGGATGTCCGATAAGGTTAGTGCAAAATGTGCATCCATCATTCGGGCCTCGGGCGAATAAAGCGCATTCATGTAGGTGCGCCAATACAAGTTAAACAAGTTGTTGTACGGATTAGCCTCAATAGGATGCGGTGGTACTTCGGGTGACCAGTTCAAGTCATAGTCGTAAATCGATGGATATACTGCGCTGTAGTTATTCAGCACCTTTACATTAATATTGACAACTGTTATCGTGCTATCATCATACAACTGCACAGGATAATCTCCTGCTATGTACAAACAACGAGGCCCCGGTGCAACGAACTGCAAAGAATCATTCAAGAACATCGGCATGATATAGTTGCTACCATTGACTACTCCCGCCGGGGTTGAGCGTGTCACAAGTGTAACCTTTTGCTCACCTATTGCAAAATCACTTGGCGAAGTGTTTGGGTTTACCGTATATCCGATGGCTTCATAGTCACCATAGATGCGATCAACATTGCGATATACTTTTGAGATAATGTCTTCACCTGCCGTATAGGTAAATTGAAACTTACCTTTTTGCAAATCGGTTGTGCTGCCTATAACTATGTCTTTTGTTGTGTCAAGTTTACTTGTCCAATCAAGCACAGCACCACTACCCAAGTAACTATTCTGCGGCACAATATAAACTTTATTCGGTATTGCCCTATCCGGTACGATAGCACAGTTGTGCATCTTGATTACATCCGTCACAAAATCTATCTGCTTCATGTCGGGTGCATTCAGTGGGTAGAAAATAGTTTGCGAATAGAATAAGTTAGCAGTTTGCAGCTGGATAGTGCTGCCTGCATCAATGCGCGTACTTGATGCACCTTGTTTAAACGTAAACCATCGCACAGAGTCACCCGCGTTCAATGTCAATGAGTGGCTAAAATTCCATGTCGTAGGCTCAAAGAAATTTACATCAATTACATTCTCAACATTGGTGACATTTATAATAGCTTGAATAAACACACGCGCACTACCTGCATTCTTACCAATAAACAAGTTTAGATTAAATGTGTAAATACCACTGGCAGGTGCTGTATATGTAAATGTTGCAGGATTAAAATCGGATTGGTTGTCATAGATTTCTACATCAAACGGAATGTATCCATTGGTGGGAAAATTTGTAGCTACCTCGGCTCTAAATCCAAACTCGCCTGTTGTGTCACTGCCTTGCAAGAATCGACTATTGCACCATGGCATGTAGTACGTTTCTAAAATATTTTGTAATGAACCTGCTACCAAATCAAAGCCGGCATCTGTGATTATTTGGTTGAACAAATACCACCAATTTACAGCGGGTGTAAGGTCAGCAGGATATACGGGCGTGTTAGGGTCTTGCAGTGAACGTGTGTTAGCTTCGCCCGCCTCACTCCATAATTGACCACGATCTAAAATGGTCCAATACCTTTCAGTGTTTGGTGCTGTGACATTGGCGTAACTAACTTCTTCATTCAATGAAGGCAAGTCCGCAATCTCACTTAACTTCTTTTCGCCTATGTTGCGTACAAGGTCAGGCGTTTCAGCATAGAACGCAAGCTCAACCTCGCTAATGCGGTTCATGGTCTTGTATACCTTGCGCACACGAATGTAACCCGTAGCGATGGGCAACGTATCTACGCGTATTTCAGCAGCTAACTTGTAGTGAAAATAGTTTTCTGTGCCTGCTTCTACGTTAACATCAAACAGCGCACCTAATGCATCTTGATTTGTTTGGCTAAATGGCACACGAAACTCGCGTGTGAATGCACCCTGTGCCGTGAAGTTGTTAAGGTCTTGAAACTTCCAATTCTGTGAGATGCTTTCGTTCTCGAATAAATCTAAATACTTTTCAGTTACCGATGGCACAGCTGCCATGTAATTGAAGTTCGGCAAGTCAGCACCACCAACACTAAAGTTCCAAGGAGTAGTTGTGTATATCCCAGTATTGAGCGGATGCAGATAAGCGTACGCTGGGTCATTAACTTCAACAGCTGTAATGTAGTAAGTACCTAAATCACCAAATACTGCACTTTGTATTTGAACATATCCGCCTAAATAAGCACTCATGTCACTTGGATAACTAAAGACTTGTTGCGGGCTAGTGCTATCTATAATGACCGCTGATTCAACAGCCGTGACAATGCCACTTGGTGCCGTGCCGGGTATCTTAACTATTAATTGTACTTCTCCGTTCATGTTATGTCCAGTATTCGTTTGCTATTCTTACCTTCAAAGTTACGTTGTACAACTTGCCGTCACGTGTTTTCTTTTCTACATACGTGGTGTCATCAAGCTTTACGGGTACTTCTACCGCCTTGCCTGCATCCGTTGTTAGCCATGTGACTTGATTGCTCACTAATAGTGATCGCAAGAACTTGAACTCACCTTCACTGATGTAATCACTTGTGACGGTTAGCACCTGCTGTGCCATATTGCGCCTTTCAACGAGCCCTCTATCATTTGCGCTGAATATGGATGTTGTACCATTGAACAACACTTTGCGGTAGTTCTTGCGTTCTATTTCGTCGGTTATCTCACTACGCTTTGTGAAGTTGAAGTAATCCCAACCGCCGCGACTATTAACCCACCCAAGGCGAATCTTATCATTGTGGCAATCCGATTGACCATACTTAGCCGTGTTGTAAAAAATATAGCTAATACTTTTCTGTGTAATACCGCTAAAGATTTGAACCTGATAAC